TTTCAAGGTAAAGCACCGTGCAGGTAGACCGGGAGTAAACCCAATGACTGGCGAGGCTATTCAGATTGCTGGCTATGATGCCCCAGTGTTTAAAGCTGCGAAGGCATTGAAAGATATTGTACGTTAAAGGAGAGGACATTGTTCCTCTCTTTTTTCTTTTGGAGAAAAACTATGGATACAGATAAATACATAGGAATACCATATAAATTTAATGGAGATACATTTGAAGGCGTAGATTGCCTTGGTCTTGTAAGGTTATTCTATCGTGAGCATGGGTGGATCAAGATAGACGATGGACTTCCCATTGATGAGAATTGGATGAAAGATGCACCACGTAGAATTGTACGGTGGTTCGGTGCTAACTTTAACAAAACACGAGACCCTAATGACATGACCTATGGTGACATTTGTATCTTCCTGATTAACCGTGAAATACATTTTGGTATCTACGTTGGCAATGGTCGATTACTGTCAACACAGATTGTAGATGGATATACAAATTCATACAGTACGATTTACCATAGACAATGGTGGCAACCATTCTTTAAGGTGGCGTACAAAAGGAAGTGAGTGAATGGAAACATTAACACTAACCCCACGCGGTGAAGTAACAAAGAATTACAATTTTAATAACAATAAGGTAGACTTTGAATCTGGTGTTACTCAGATTCAACGCAAATGGGTAACCCCAAGACTTACGTTTTCATTCAATGTGTCAGGCTCAAAGGAAATGAAAGAATACCTTGAGTCTTTTTTTGTTGCCCGTGGTGGTAACTTTGAACCCTTCTTGTGGAACTACGAAGGTACAACGTATCGCGTGAGATTCGGTGAGACCAACCTTGATTTTACCGAAGTTCGTGGGTACGAAGGCGAAGGCACTGTGGGTTACAAGGCACAGGTAAGTCTTATGGTACTGAAAGATGCGGAGGAATAAGTTATGGCTATTGTTCTTCCAGTGAAAATGCAAGAGATGAAGGAGTCTAACGAGACCTTCTTCTTGGAAATCTATGATATTGAACTGAGAACAGGGACAATACACTTGATTGCCTCTGATACAGATATAGATTTCGACGGAACACATTACTTAGCTGTACCTATTCAACGTGAAAACATTACACGCTCAATGGATAACATAACTGATAGCTGTTCGTTGTCAGTGAGTGACGTTGACTATGGACTGCTTAGCTATGTAATGAAAGGGTATGACCCTCGAATGTCCAATGTGCTTGTCCGTAGAATACAGTATCCAGATAGCTTGGAAAATCCACAGATATTTGAGTGGCTATATTATGGGTTTCTCGATGAGTTATCCTTTGCTGATGGTACGCTTTCTTGCAAAATTATGTCAAGGTTTCCGCAGATTGATGTACCGAATAGACAGTACAGTTTATCGTGTAACTCAGAGTTTGGCGATGAGCAATGCACTGTATCCAAGGCTACTACAAATGTAGAAGTCACTGCTGTCAATAACAATACATTGACACTTGCAAGTAGTTACAACGATAGCTTTTGGATGAACGGTGTATGTAAGATCGATGGTGAAAGTAGAATTATCACTGAATCCAAAGGGAATACAATAAAACTCAATGTTAACTTTTTGCAGGACAATGTTGTTGGAAAGCTAGCAGAGTTATCCCGTGGCTGTAACAAGACACAAGCTGAGTGTAGACGGTTTGGAAACCTTGCACATTTCAGTGGGTTCCCTGCAATTCCATTTGAATCAACATATAGATAAGGAGGTATGACAATGAGATGTGAAAGAAAAATGCGTCGTGCCTCACGAAGAAATGCGTTGATGTTCCAATCAGACCTCCAGTTGTTTGGTGGTGGAGGTGGCGGTGGTAAATCCGCAGGAAAAATCATTGGTAGTATTGTTGTTGGCGTACTGACAGCAGGGGCTATGGGTGGAGCAGGACTGTTTTCTGCTATGGGTGTAACAGGTTGGACAGCAAACTTTATGCTTGGTGCTTCACTGTTTTCATCTATTTGGTCTGCGTTTAATAAACCTAGTACATCAACTCCAAATAACAGTTATGCTAATGTACAGCGTTTTGACCGCTCGCAGGAAACAATGTCATCTAACGGTGCATTACCGATTGTTTATGGCGAGCGTAAGATTTCAGGTAACCAAACGTATCACAAGACAAATTCCGATGCAAGTGAATTATTTAAACACGTTGTATTGTGCGAAGGTGGCATCGAGGGTGTCAGTGGTTTAGCTGCGAATGAACTGTTGATTCCTACTGGTAGTCAGACATCAAGCACTGTATTTACACTGCGTAATATTAAGTATCCAGATGCTACAGCGAGTATCAGTGGTAGGTATTTATATTTAAATTGTGGCGGCGGTTCACACACTATCTACCTGTGTGTTACCTCTGATATGACAGTAGATACAACCTATTGGGACTATCAGGTTAATGTAAGTGCATTGATTAGTTATATCAATAGATTAGGCGAAGGTTGGCAAGCGTTCCCAGTAGCATCCACATCGCTATACCCCGGCAACCTATCAACACCGGGAGGTAATTGCTATAACAATCCAATAAACTTCACTGCAAGTACGGTTCGCGGTGGCACCAGTTACACGCTGAAAGACGGTGTAAGACCAGATAATTACGAGGAGTGCGGTGCTTACCCTGACATGGCATGGCTCGACATGAAGCTAGTGATATCCGATGAACTCAATGGTAATCCATCGATATCATGTCTTGTCAAAGGTAAAAAAGTATACGATGCCAGAACTGGAGAGACAAAGTATTCAACGAATCCTGCATGGTGTCTCCGTGATTTCTTATTATCGAAACGCTATGGTCTTGGCAAGTGGTTCAGTGAAAACGATATTGACGATGACTCATTCATTGAAGCCGCAGATTACTGTGATGAAGTAATTGAATTCTATGCTGGCGATGGCACTACAACGAGAGCAAAGAGATACGAGCTTAATATGGTAATCGATGAAAAACGTTCTGCTCTCGATTGGTTACAAGAAATGCTCGCTTGCTTCGCAGGTTTCCTCGTTTATTCTCAGGGCAAGTTGAAGCTAAAAATTGAAAAGCCAACGCCTATCAGCTATCGGTTCAATGATGATACTATGAAAGACTTAAAGATTGAACCATTGAAATTGTCGGAAACACCGAATCGCTATGAGGTATCCTTTGTTGATCCACTGAATAACTGGAAAACAATCATGGCTATCTGTGAAGACCATGCAGACCAGAAGGAACGGCAAAAGGTTATCACTAAGCAGGTAGGGCTTGAAGGTGTAACCTCACAGAATCAGGCATTGAGATTAGCAAGGTTCTACCGTGATTACAACCTTACTTGTCCATTGCAGGTATCGTTTACCACTGGTATGCAAGCGATGCACCTTGAACCGGGCGATGTCGTTACATTGTCTTATCATGGAGTATTCGACGGTATGCCAATTCGTATCGCAGAAATCAAGGAGACCAACAAGGGAACCTTTGAAATTAGTGGTAGACAGTACAACGACACAATCTATACCGATGAGCTCGGCGGTGGAATTCAGTGGTATCAGTATTCAACAATGGATACACCATACGCTGGCGAAGTACCTAATGTTCTTAACCTTAAGTTAAAAGAAGATGGTTACATTAGTCAGAGCGGTACATACATTGGACACGTTGATGTTACATGGGACCCACCTGCGTATGACTTTGTATCTTCATATGATATCTACTATTCATACGATGGTAAGGAGTATCAATACGCAGGAAACGCAAAGGATACTATGTATACAATACAAAACACCAGACCGTTTGAAATCATTACTGTAAAAGTGGTAACAGTGAATACCATGGACAGACGAAGTGTTGGTTCCACTGCTTCACTGGCACTTGAAGGTAAGAACAGTCCTCCCGGCGATATTACAAAGTTTGTCATTGGACAGTACAGTAGTGACAATGAATTTGTATTGGAAGGCAAGGTTCCTGATGATATCGATTTTGACCATGTAGAGCTGCGTATGGACGGAGACACATGGGAAGATGCAAAGAAAATCTGTGACTTCTATTCGTTCCCATACAGAGTACGTAACGTAAGTATCCCATGGGAAGGTAACCATGTATTCCGTGTTAAAGCAGTGGATACCGCAGGAATAGAAAGTGAACACGATGCAATCTATCAGATATATGTACGTGACCCAAGTCAGTTCAAGAACGTAATCCTTGAGTATGACAGCATTGAACTTGGTAACTACACAATGCAAGGCTTTGTGAAAGCAGACGATGGCACTGTTGTTAACCCATGGAGTATACGGTTTGACGATAGATGGGATGCGACATTCGATGATTTCATTAATACCTTTGATAGCGAATACATGGACAGCATTGTTATAACATCTGATGTCATTGATATTCGTAGAAATAGATTGACTAACATTAACTATATCTTCGAGGAAGAAGTAATCGAGCTTGGAACTACCTTTGATGATATATGGGATAAAACATTTGATGATGTATGGATAAATACATTTGAAAACATGACACACAATTGGGAGCGTGAGATTTACATACGCTATAGCGAGGATAACGAACACTGGACAGAGTGGAAGCGGTATGTATCTGCATCGTATCAGTTTAGATACATACAGTATAAGGTTGTATATAACTTAGCAACCATAAATACCAGA